TCAATCTTAGTAGCACTGAACTCGAGTCAATTGAGTCAGATGCTATTACAACAACGCGTCACGTCGACGGCCGAAAGCCGAGACGATAAAGGCGCGACACACTATTGAAGGGCTTTCTTTTTTGCCCTTGCGACCTTGGTGCGTGGAACGATGACCTACTTCAGTAAGACCCTTTCCGACATCCAGCCTCACGGCATATATCGGTCCAACCTTTACAAGCAAGGTGCTGACGACCCGCAAGGGAAGAAGGCACTAAACACTTACGTATGTGAATACGGAAGGTCCTGGTCTCCGTCCTCGCTGTTTACAGCAGACGCCGATCATGGTGGTGGAACGATGTATAGCAATTGGTGTGAGTCGTACAGGGAGCCTTACATTTTTGGTGGAGAGTTCCTAAACAGGCTCTATTCGAAGGCAGCTGAGGCCGTCCGCGGGCATGATTTTAATGCCGGGTTAGCCGCAGTTGAAGCGAAAGAGTCGTTACAAACAGTCGTCCAGACTGTCCAATTCTTCTACAGAGCCGCGAAATCGGCGAAGAACGGAGATTGGAGCGGGTTTGGGTACGCGTATAGGGACTGGCAAACCGGTCGCAAAACGTACACTTGGACCGGCAATAGTGGGCTTACCCCAAAAGGGCGGACCTACAAAGGCTGGAAAGAGACACCGACGCCGCCCGTGAGGGCAGGAGACATCCCAGGTTCGATCCTCAACATAAACCTCGCCCTGATGCCAATGATTTCCGACATCAGATCAGCGTGGGAGGCGTTCACAAGGGTGGTTACAACGGAAACGCGTTTTGTAGTCCGCCATGGCTTTCGCGAAAGCGGGGACATTGGCAACTTCCGTCGTACGTACATACCATCTCTGGGGTATATGAGAACTGACACCGTGGTACATGGTCAGCTCATATTGTATCTCCAACAATCTTTGAGTCAGCTGGACAGCCTCGGACTGACGGATGTACCGTCAATGCTTTGGGAGAAGCTGATGTTATCCTGGATGATCGACTACGTAATAAATGTCGGTCAGTTCCTCCAGAACATCCACTTCTATCGTATGGCGAGCTATACGTATTGTCAAACCTTGCATTACAAAAGGAGCGACAGATTCATACGTACAGGCACCCCGGATAATACCTGGGGGCCATATCCCTTTCAACCCACCATTGGTGGGGTGTCCGACAACAAGGCTGGCCTTACTGGTGTGTATGGTCGTTTGGACCGCACGCATGGTTCAAGCTTGCCGATTCCGTTCCCTGGCCTAAAAAGCTTCGGACGGGCTGCAACGCCCACCCATGTTCTCAACGCTGGGAGCCTAATCTTGTCGCGGATGGCGTCGCTGCATCAGGACGCGCGTCACGGCACGATTTAGCATACCTTATAAGTTACGAACCCAGTGGGTTCCTCTGACGATCCTCCATATACAAAAACAACAATAAGAACTGGAGCCTTACCATGTCTCAACAAGTAAACGTCACCGTTTTCGACGGTGCAGCTGCACCTGTATCGCACACTCTCGTACCCGTGGGCAACAGAGCTGTAAAGCAAGAGTTGATCGCCGAATGGCGTGAAATGCTCTCCACGGTGCCGGCGTACGCCCAGATCAAGGCGCGCACGTCGCTTGTTCGCATGAACAGCGGGATTTACAGGGTCAGTGTTACAGCCGAAGTGCCAGTGATGGAATCTGTTTCTGGCGCGAACGCTGCTGGCTACACCGCTAGTCCGAAGATCGCCTACACGAACGTTGTTCAGTTCGTTGGGTACTTCCATGAGCGTTCTACGATTGCTGAGCGTCGACTTGCGAGGCAACTCCTCGTCAACTTCCTCAACAACGTGACGGTGACGACGCCGGCCGCTACCACAGGCCCGGTTTCCGAACTCGTCGATCAGCTGGTCCACCCGTCGTAAGATGGGAGCTGATTCGAGCGTGCTGGGAATTCCTGAGGTTCACTTCATTGTGGCCTTGGCGATTCTCATGATCGTGGCGTATGCAACAGGGCGGAAACCGCCTCAGTAGCGTATCGCTAGGTTCTGTTTACCTCCATTAATCTATTTGAAAGGAGCATCAAGATGCGCAATTTGCAGCAGTGGACAGAACCCCTACAGCCGGAGACAGCCCAAGCTATTACACTGGACTTACTCGGTATGCACGCCAGCTACGCTGGGAAAATCGGCGCTGATTTGTATAACCTCGCCTTCAAGGGCGATATCAGTGCCATCGTGCGTTATAAGGGGTTGGATGTGAACTGTCTTAGCCACACACCTGAATCGCTATACCATGCGCGCCAAATGCTTGCGTTTTACAGCAAGAACAAGGACGTCGATATTGGATGCGACAAGGAGGCGACGGCTTGGAACACCTTCCTCGAGGGCGAAAAAGCTTGTTGGCAAACCAACACGCGGTTCCTTACAATGTGGTGCGACGACTGGTATAAGGACGCTGAAAGCGGTGAACTTCACCGTGCGTCTGGGGGGTTTACCTCCTCGGAAATTGTGTTTCTAACGCAAGTTCGCCAGTGGGTTAGCACTATCTTGGGCCCGTGCCCCTCTTTCGGGGAGCTAAAGAGCTATTTCGGACCCGGTGCGAACGTAGGCGTACCAAAGAAGGAGGCATGCCCGCTTAACAAAATGCGGGGCAGCCTCACGTGTAGTGAAGCGTTGTACCGGTCGGGCCTCCTGGAGGCATTGATTAGCACGGCACCTGCGTGGTTTTCACAACGCGAAGAGGGCTATGCCATTAATGATCAAGGGTGGCTCTACAGCACGATACCTTTCGAATTGGAAATCGGAAGGCTACGCTTCGCCCCTAAGAACGCCGAGACCTCTCGGGCTATGAACATCGAACCTGTCGCCAATGGTTATTTTCAAGGCGGCGTTGGCGAGTTCCTGGCGCGTAGGTTAAAGAA